CATGGGAGAAGCACGGATCTTGCCGCATGGAACAAATAAATTTCGCAGTTTGCATAGCTTTGAAAGCAAACTTGCAAGCATCACCGATTTAGATGAATTGCGCGGCTTTTGGGATCGCTCGAAGGTGCTAGGGGTAAAGCTGCCAGATTGGAGCGACGAACAAAAGCAAGCAATCAAGTTTCGCGCAATGCAGATTAAAAAGGAGCTAGGGCAGTGAATAAAACAATACGTGCAGAATTATTAGAAGAAGCAAGTAAGATTTTACATGGGCGGCGCTCGGAGGATTACGGAAGCATAGAAAGCAATTTCGGACAAATCGCGGCGCTGTGGAATATTTACCTTGAACGACGCAAGGGCATAGAACCGCACGATGTATGCGCGATGATGGCATTGCTTAAAATTGCCAGATTATCGCATAAGCCAGACTATGACGGTGCTCTGGATTTGGCAGGGTATGCCGCTTGTTATGCAGAGGCCGCGAAATTAGCGCCACCAGTAAGCGAAACGGCAAAAAGCAAGGGTAAGGCTAGGAAATAAAAAAAGGCCACTCAGAGAGCGGCCTAGGTGGGGAAATGGGGTGCTTTAGTTGGAAAACAATTCTTCAACCGTTGGCCCAGAATAGTATGGGTCATTATCAATTTGATCTTGTTTAAATTGTTTTTGTTCTAATTCAGTCATGTTGTAGTAATTATTTACATAATCCCATGCTGTCTCATAACTATAAATGTCTTGATTTGCACCTATAGTTCCAATTGGCTGAGAAAAATCCCAATACGATAAATCGCGTTTATAAGTAATGCCATGCTTTTTACACAATCTTTTTAAACGCATATAATATTTTTTATCTTCTCTTTCTTCTTCTATTTTTAATTTTGATTTTTGTCTTTTACGAGGCGCAATAAGTGGTCCTAACATTTCATCTAAAAATTCCATTAGTTTGACTCCATTTCAGTGACAACAGCCGCCGACATAAAGCAAAGTCCTATTTCTTTTGGGTCAAGCTTACTAGCTATGTCAAAAGCATATTGTAAGCATTCTTTGGCCTTGTCGTTACTTGGAGCAGTTGCAGCAAGATGAATTGCTAATGTAAAAGCGTCTGATGTGTTTTTTATCTCTATTTCGTTTGTCATTGGTTTAACTCCTTTGCTTAATTAAAAATAAATGCCCTTCACAGTCTTCTATTTCTTCTTCATTCCATAAACGTACGTTGTCATCGTCTGGGTGACATAAATAGACTTCAAAGCCTTCAGCAAAAGAAACAATTGCAAATGTCATGTTATATGTGGTGTGCTCAAAGTCTGTCATTGGTTTGGTTCCTTATTATCAAAGCTTATTTAGCATGGCCCTTTAACAGGGCATGTATTAGTTTGGCTTCTTTTTTCTTTATTGGCTTTTTTGATGCGTTAATTGCTTTATCAATAGATTTCTTATTGTAGCTTATGTTTTTCATTGGTTTAACTCCCTAAGTATTGAATTATATACGGCGCAAGAAATACAGCGCTAGTAAAGAATAAGAATGTGATAAAGCCTAATAGGAATTGGATTTCTGGGGTTTTCATTATGCTACTTCCCTATATTCGTAAGTGTAGTTGAACTCAGCATCTAAATAATGCCACGCCTGCTCGTATTCATAATCGTAATTTGTTCTACCGTTTTCTACTTCATCTTCAGCGAGAAGGTGCGCCCAATGGTTTAAGCTAGGCTCATGGTCAAGCGATAATTCTTCTTGAAAATATGCAGTAAATTTCATTGGTTTGATCTTTCCATATCTAGGAGAATGTTTGCCATAAATGGAAAATAACCATCTAAAACTCTACTAACTAACTTGTCGCTAGGGTTATCGTCTATTGAGCCCATCTCAATTGCTAAATCTATTATCTCGCCATTATAGCACGGCAAGCCAAACGGAATACCCTGAAGCCACTCAATCAAGGCTTTGTTCTTACCTAACCTAATTATCTCATGACCAAATTCTTTGCTAAAACGGTCAAAGATATGTGTAATCTTTTCTGCTCTAGTGGTTAACTTTTGTTCTTCATTATCTCGCTCTATATGGTCAAGAATGAAAGCCTCATAGCGCGGCTTGTAAACTGTGTGATGTACTTTAGTCATTGGTTTTCCCTTTCTTATTTTTGTTGTCATGCTTGGTGCATGTAAAGGCATTGCCGCAACAATGCCCAAGATGCATTAAGATGATTTTTCTATTACAAATTTTTCTGCTGTAGCGCTGCAATATTTCCCTTCAACAGTAACATACCAATGCTGTTTTAAATTTGTTCGAGATGTATTCTCAACTCCAAATAGTTCATCTGATTTGCAGTAATCCTCAGCCTTGCCATATGCTGCATATGGGTTTGAATATACTCCTAAAATACCATCCTCAGAGCCAGTTACTATGTAAGCGTATGCCATTGATTCGTTCCTTTCTTTATTATTTATACATATATCTAAATTATATTATTAAGATATACAAGAGAAAAATGAAATAAATTGATAAAAGGCTATTTTTTTTTATTATAGCTATATTTTAAAGGAAGAAAAACGACACACAACACACCAAAGCACAAGCCGCACACGGGCGCACGCGATTACACTTAAGTAAAACTTAAGTCAAGCCTATTGTTTTTCATTGTTCATACTTTGGCAAAGTTAGTACAATCAGGAACCGTAATAACGGCATTATAGCAAAGTGTTAACATAATACATATTATACGAAATATCATTCTGATATTATCTGCTAGGATTTGCATAGGTTTGGTCTGTATTGTTTTAAGTCTGCCAAAGTATGAACAATGGTGTGCAATGGTATACAATTGACCCCCCCGTCTAGCCCCCACCCCTACCCCTATTATTATTATACATTCTCACACACCAAATTTTGTGTTATATTTTTCGCAGGGCTGCGCTTCTCCATACATGCTTAGCTTCCTCCCTAGCTGGGTAAAGCGTAGCCCCCCATGCCCCCATTGCTTTTGCAGCAATATCACAGTAATATTTCCGAAAAACAAACGTGGAGCATAGCATGGCAGGCAAGCCAATGAAGCGCAAAGCACTCGCTGCGTTAGATAGTCGTGGCGGCCCAGAGGGATTGCAGGAAGTGCTTTTAGCAGGCAAGACAATCCCTCAGTTAGCGCGTGAGATAGGGGTAGATCGTGGTTATCTTCGGCGTTTGCTGATGAAGGATGAGCGTTACGCCCCTGCGATAAAGGAGGTTGAGCATTTGGTTGCTGATGCTCATGCAGAGGCAAGCTTTGAGTATCTTGATGAGGTGCACAAGCGCAGGCAGGGTGAGGTTAACGAGGCCAAGGATGGCATTCGTGATGCAAGTGAGGCAAATGTTAGTCAGATAGATTTGGGCATTGCCAAGGGGTATGCCTCTCAGCATAATATTATGGCGATGGCTTATAATAAGCAGAAGTATGGCAATGCTGGGCAACAGAATGTGCAGATTAATATTGGTGATTTGCATTTGGATGCCTTGCGTAAGATGAAGGTTGTGCAGGGTGAATGATTTAGCCAGCAATACGATGCTGGATTTTACCCAGCGTTATGTGAATGCACCTGCTTTGTTTGTTGAGGAGGTGCTGGGTGTGAAGCCATTGCCGTATCAAGCTGAGTTTTTGGAGGCTATTGCGTCTGGTGAGCGTAAGATTAGCGTCAGGTCGGGTCATGGCACGGGCAAATCCACGGCTGCATCTTGGGCGATGTTATGGTATTTTTTGATGCATTACCCGAATAAGGTTGTGGTCACAGCCCCCACGTCCAGCCAGTTATTTGATGCTTTGTTTGCTGAGATGAAGCGTTGGATTAATGAGTTGCCAACGCATTTGCAGTCTGTGCTGAATGTGAAGTCGGATCGTGTGGAGCACACTTCTGCGCCCAGCGAGATGTTTATCAGCGCGAGAACTAGTAGAGCCGAGACGCCAGAAGCGCTGGCTGGGGTACATTCGGAGCATGTTATGTTGGTTGTGGATGAGGCTAGTGGTGTGCCTGAGAAGGTATTTGAGGCTGCTGCTGGGTCTATGTCGGGTCATAATGCGACTACGATTATGTTGAGTAACCCCACGCGAAGTAGTGGTACGTTTTATGAAAGTCAGAC